TGTTGGCACTAAGCTATAACGATTAATGCAATTGTAGATAAGAACTGCTGTATCCATCTTCCAATACGTGTCTTGGATTTCTTTAATCGTATGACCTTCATCGATAATATCATCAACCAATAAGACGTTTTTAACACCTTTAGCACAAACTAAGTGTGGGTTTGATTGATCTCTTATCCTATCGTTTGCACTCCAGATAAGTGTTTGCATAGGAACATCAAGTAAATTAGATAAATGAACTGCTGGAATTAAACCACCCCTCTTAATTCCTACAATCATATCATACTTTACGCCAGACTTAACAATCTTATCGTAAAGAATGTTGATGTCTCTTAGATAATTGTCGAATGTGTATTTCATGTGCCCCAAGCATTCTTAAAAAGTGGAATCTGCAACCTATCACTATACCTCCAACCCTTTTGTAAGGCAAGCTCGGCTACTTGTGTCTTATTCATGTTGTAGAGTTCCTCCTCGCCACCGCAAGGCATAATATACACCGGACCTCCAAATCCTGCTGCTCTGTATTGGTTTACTGCTCTTTCAGCTTCAGCTACATCGTACTTACTTGCTACAACAAACTTCAAGTAAGTGTAACCAACTGTTTGGTACTGTCTAATAATTTCTGGTTGGATTGCATCTTCCCATTTCTCACCAGATACAGATAGTTTAGGTGACACAGAGAATGTTAGCTTGTCGTAATCTCTGCCACTCCTTGTAAATTCTTCGAACAGATAGGTCTCAAACTCTGGTGTCAGTGCTTGTGTACCATTTGTCTCAAAAGTAATCTCTGTGAGTTTATTCTTTGTCTTTTCGTGATTAAGTAAGTCTGGATAAGATCTCTGCCATCCAAGCAAAGGCTCGCCACCAGTAATCACAAGATGAACATCTTCCCATTCGTTATTGGGTAACATTTCCACAATAGCATCTGTAATTGCTTCAGATGTTAGTACTGGTGATAAATGTTTAAACGAAGGGTGCCAACTAGCATAGGAATCACAACCAGTCTTTACTAGCGGAAGATCTTTGTAGTTCTTATAGGTGTCAGCAACCTTAGCAATATCAATTGCCTCGTTGGACTTCTCACCAAGAGGCATACCAAACCCAGAACAAGTGAAATTACAGCCAAAGGTGCGAAGGAATACAGATGGGACGCCCATAAAGCGTCCCTCACCTTGTATGCTATAAAAGATCTCAGCTACTTTAATTTTACTCATTATTAAATTTCCTTACGCTCAGGTTCAATATTATCCATTTGTTTCTGCATTAAGTCAATGATTTTGTTGATGTACTCTTCGTTACCATCGGAATGAGCAAGCAACTGCTCAAGATCAACATTTTCTAGCATCTTATACTTTGTTGCTTGTTGCTTTTTTTCCTTTTGTATTCTTCTAACAAAAGCAAAGTATATGATCTGCGTGTAGTACGCAAATGGGTTGGAAGATTTTTCTGGATCAAATTTATCAGCAGCAACTAAACAATTCTCAATGCCATCAGAGATCATATCGTCTCTGTAGCTGTATCCAACAAAGTTGCCTTTATATGAGAGATGAGTAGCAATCTTTAGGAAGCATTCGCCAAGATAGTTTGAAATCATTGGCTTTTCTTCGCCTCTTGCTAATGCTTCTTTAATATTGTTTTTGTGCTCTATTAAAGCTGTTAAAAAATCAGCATTGTTAACATAATGAGCTGATTCAGTGGAACGTCGGTCCCTCGTTTTGGTAGTCGTTTGCATCTAATAAATTTTCACTTTCACTGTCCTCAATTAAATCTTCAATTAGCTCTCCAATATCACCCCGAGCTGGCTCATTGCTATCTTGTTGCTGATTTAAAAACTTAGTGTATTGGTTTACAATGTCGTCTCTTACATCAACAATTACAAGAATATTTTCTGTAGGTATCTGTACTATATCATCTTTTGCCATTCTAATCCACGGCTGCATAATGTGGGTTTCAACTATATGAGGACCCCTAACCATTTGCATTGATCTAACTTCGACTGGATCTATTACAGAAAGATACCTATCGTTTTTATAGTCATTGCAATCATTATCAGTTGTTACTATTATTTCATCACCATTTACAAGTTTAACAAATTTGCAGTAGCTAGTTTGCACTTAATGGGACCTTTAAGAATGAGTAATCAAACTCTTCGTCTGCGTATATCTTTATTCTCTCGATCATATGGTACAAGGTGTAATTCTTTCTCGACTTCCAAGTTAGATCATCCCCTATATCATAGAGCTTGCATTGAGTCTTATTGTCTCCCTTTCTAAGTCCTCTACCAATCGATTGCAAGTTTCTAATTCTAGACTTAGATGGGGATGCAAATATAATGTTGTGAAGATTTCTTATATTTATCCCTGTGCTCATACAACCGTAAGAACCAATAATTATTGCATTAGATTCTTCTTCTGTTATTTTTCTTATGTCTTCTCTTTGTTGAGTATCAGTGCCACCATAAACAAAGAATACTTTTCTATTCTCTGCCTTAGTTTTAATCATATTGTGTAAGAGCTTGCCCTGTTTCTCTACTAACTGAAACAAAACTAGCGAATTGCCTTTTTGATCTAGTGCTAGATTCCTAATAAATTTGTTTCTTGCATCCATCTGCACTAAAAAGTCAAGTTCTTCTTTGTACTTTAGATTTCTGCAATCCTTCTTTACTTGATCTGGATACTGCAAAACAATTGCAAATATCTTAAGATCAGCTAGATTGTTTGAATTAATTAGTTGTTTGGTAGTTGTAGTACGATATACTGGACCAAACAAACCTTCCAGTACTAGCTTATGAGTCTTACTGCCATCTAAAGTGCCAGTAGTTCCATATCTGAAAGGAGTATTGACGCATTTATTCATAATGCCAGTCAAAGACTTTGCTTGAAACAAATGGCATTCGTCACCATATATCACATCGAAGTTATCAAAGAACTGTTTTGGAAGTTTGTAAAGCGATTGCCATGTCGATATCACAACTGGCATGTCGCTTGTCTTCTCTACCGAGCCGTAAATCCTATAACAGTTGTATGATGCCTTCCAGCCATTGTTTTGCGAGTAAGATTGAAAGTCCGAATACATCTGCTCAACCAAAGAAGTAGTTGGCACAATAATAAGCTGCCTTCTCTTATTAAGTAGATGCCATCTTAGCAGACAGTATATAATCAGCGACTTACCAGAACCAGTTGGTGATAAGAATAGCTTTCTGCCTTCTGTAATCCCCTTATAAACCGATTCTAACTGATAATCACGTATTGTATCGTTGTTTGGAAGGGAAAGGTTTAAAGCGCTAATAAACCTATTGCAATCTTCATTTCTTAAAGCGTCTTTAGTTAGTTTAACATTGTCTTCAACAGTATACTGATTAACTTCTGCAAAATGTTTTACATAGTCAACCAAGCCAACATAGATTGTACCAGACAAAAGATGGAAAAGTTTTATCCGGCCATCCCACAGCTTTGCTTTATACTTTGGATTAAACCTAGCACCAGGTGCTTCAAAACTAAAATGGTTGTTTAATTCGTGAGCAATGGAGGGATCAGTTTGAACTTTTACATACACTTCGTTTAGCTTGTTGATAACAATGTCAGCCATTTAGAATGCACCGTTAGTAAACTTTTGCCAATCGACAGCAGTACGGATATCCCAGCTCCTAGAGTTAATTGATTTGATTATTTGCTCGAGTGTATAGACGACTGTCTTACAGTATTCAATCTTATCTTGCAGAGTGTTTAGATCCTCATCACAGACAAGATATTCATCCATCTCGTTTTTGAGAGGCTTAGTGCCTAGATATTGTTCCCATTTTAGATCACTAAGCTCTTCGTGTGATAGCTCACCCCTATAGTAGCGATACTTAACTCTTCTTAGGTTATTGTAATCGCTCTCTGCTTTACGGAGCTGGAGCCTGACGTTAGATAAAATTGTTAGATACTTGGCATGAAGCGTTGTAGTTCTAATCGATTCATTACCAAGATCCAACTCATTTATCTTGCTATCTTTTTTCCACTCTTCTTGGATTTCTGTAAGACGCATTATAGATTTTCAATATCAATTTCTTCCCATTCCTCTTCTACATCTTTAGTATTTTCTGCTTGTACTTTTTTAGTAGTCAAAGGAACATTATCATTAAATTGGATAATCATTTCTGGATTACCCTGGAAGCAGAACGAGCCATAATGGTTCAACGAGATACTCGGATCAAGCCAAATGTCTCCGTTCATTGCTTGCCACCTTCTACAGAATGTGTAGTCCTCTGACAAGTAGCGTTTGTCAACTGGATCGATCATTGTATCAAAAAATGCATAAAAATTGTCTTTAAGATCTACACCACCCATTTGAACGTCATTGTTATACTTAAGCTCAGGATACTTTTCAATCATCTTCAGAATAGTTTCACGCTTAATCATCATAAAACCAGTACCAGCATCGTGCAGC